CGACGGGTCATAACGTTGAAATGTTTCTCGATTTAGCAGAATAGGTAATGGCTATGGCAACAGTAGGGTTACCTGAAATATATAACCTGATTTTCGAGATTGGAATTGTTTTATGTTTCGGTCTTGGATTTATAGCAGGAGGACAGAGGTAATGGAAATCGTTTATTTATTCTCGGCTTTTGCTATTGGGTGGGGGTTTTCTTACTCCATTTTAGTCTTTAAAAAATTAGCGGAGGTTTCAGTATGAAATTCTTATCTAACGTAAAGGAATTTATTTTAAATAAATATCTCGCGGTATCACTTTTCCTTTTTTCAGGAATGGCGTTAGCGGAAGGTGGTGCAGCTACGACACCGGATTATGCGGGTCAGGCGATGGATTCATTGCTCACTCAGGCGAATACTTTAATTGGTAAGGTTTGGCCTGTTGTCGTTGCGGTTGTTGGCGCAGGGCTGGCAATTCGGTTATTTAAGAAATTTTCTTCTAAAGCAGTTTAATAGCCTGTTGGGGGGTAATGCCCCCACTTTTAGGGGTTATTTATGAACAACTGGCCTTATATTTTTTTATTATTTTCAATTTCCTTTTTTGCTCATGCTGAGTGGGAAACATCTTATCATGAGTTAGAAGTTATTTGGGATCCTAAAAAAGAAAGCGCTGTCAGGCTATGTGCGGAAGCGAAAGATGCGGCTTTAGATTTTTATGAGAGTGTTAAAGATTGTTTTGTAAATCAAGGGTATCAAACTAAATATGAGTTAGATAAGAGTTGTAAGGTGCCTTCTGCGAGTAAAGAGCTTGTGTATGTTAAATGGGGTATTACGTTTTATTGGGGTAAGGATGATGAAAAGGATTGTTTGGCAAAACCGATAGAAGCAAAGACTTATTCTAATACTTATAAAATTGGTAGTGATTATTATGTCAATTTTGAGGGTTGTCAGTATATTGCCAAGGGTGTAATTGTTGGTGGTGGTGACGGTACTATTGCAGCGGATTGGAAACCGACGGGTAAAGTTGTTGAAGAAGGTGCAGGTAATGGCTCTGGCAGTCATGGAGGTAATCCGGGTGAGGGTTCTGGTGGGAATGAGGGCGGCAGTAGTTCGGGTGGCGGTTCCGGCGGGAATGAAGGAAGCGGTAGTATCGGCGGTGGTTCGGGTGGTAATGGTTCAGATGACGAGGATGATATCGCTTCTGCGGTAGAAATAGCGTTAAAAAAATCGTTAATTGAAGAATATGATAGTGGTAAGGATACTTCAGAGGCGACTAAAAAAACCGATGAATCATTAAAAAGTATTTCTGGGTCGTTTGATAATTTATTAAGAGGGGCGGGTAATTTTGCTGATCCTGATACGACTTTATACGGTCAGGGAGAATCGGTATTTGATACAGCGGTTAAGATTGCCAGTCCGTTAGAAATTAAAGAGGGGTCTTTTTGGCGTTCAATTTTTAGTCATGTGTCTATTTTTCCTAATGGTCAGGGGTGTTCTGATTTTATTCTTTTTGAGGATGACGTTTATGAAATCAGAATTGGGTGCGATAAGTTAACCGCAATAAAATCATTACTTTCGTGGGTAATGACGGCATTAACATTTTGGTATGTTTTTTCTTCGTTGACCTCTTTGTTACGTAAGGGAGGTGATTAATGCCAGTATTATTAGGACTTGCGGCAGTATTACGCTATTTAACGGGTTTTATTCCTCTCGCATTAAGTTATATCGCATTATTATTGACTAAATTAATTACGAGAACGGGATTAATTGTTACTGCTTTAGTTTCGCTTATTCTCACTACAATGATAACTGCGTATGGTTATTTTATTGAAATTGCAGTGACGTACTTACCGACTGATTTTTCCCATTTAATGACATCGATTTTACCCGATAATTTTCATGCTTATATTATTGCTATTATGTCAACCCGAATTGTGGTTTTTTTATTTGATTTAAAAGAAAGGCTTTTAAATTATGCCCATAGGATTTTATAAATGGCGGTTTATTTTGTTACAGGGGCATTAGGCTCCGGAAAATCATTAATTTCCGTGGCGAAGATTCAGGATAAATTAATAAAGGGTTGTCCGGTGACAACAAATATCGATTTAAAACCCCATAATATGCCCGCTGTTGGCAAAATGGCGAAGAAAATAATGATTTATCGTTTACCCGATAAACCGACCTTATTTGATTTAAATGTTATTGGTCGTGGTAATAAGACGTATGATGAAAAATTAAATGGGTTATTAGTGCTTGATGAATGTGGCACTTGGTTAAATACCCGCAGCTGGAATGATAAAAGCCGTCAGCCTGTTTTAGACTGGTTTTTACATGCCCGTAAATTAGGCTGGGATATTATTTTTTTAGTGCAAAATATTTCATTAGTGGATAAACAGGCTAGAGAAGCGTTAGCCGAGCATGTGGTTTATTGTCGACGGCTTGACCGCTTTACTATTCCATTGATTGGGTCACTATTGAGTATTATTTTTGGAGCCAAAGTATCCGCGCCAAAAATTCATTTAGGCATAGTTAAATATGGCGATAATATTCAATCGCCCGTTGTTGAACGTTGGATATATCGTGGTACAGATTTATATGATGCTTATGATACCAAACAACAGTTTTCTTCTTTTTATAATAAGGGTGTTTATTGTCTTTTACCGCCTTATTCTATTTATGGTCGCTATCAACAACCTTTAACGTTAAGTAAAATTATGCGATTAACACGTATTTATTTAAAACGTTTTTCAAAATTAAGATTATTAATTTTAGGCGGTTTATTGGGTATTTCTATCGGTTATTTTTTTATTCATCATCCTCAAAAAGAAATATTAGAAACACAGCTAGTTAAGCAATTTGAAATAAATAAATTAAAAATAAAATCATTTAAATTATTAGGTGATGAAACACGGATTTTATTTTTAATGGATAATGAAATGATTGAATCCGGTGAACTTATTCAACAAGGTTACAATATTGAAGTGATGAGTGCCTGTAAAATGAGAATATACGGGAGGGGAAAAAATGCGCTGGTGTCTTGTTAGTTTTATCCTGATATTTTCATTAAATACGTTTGCTGAAAAAATTGCCATGACCAATGTGCCAATCTCTGAATTTGTGGATTGGTATTCGAGAAAAACGGGTAAAGGGGTGATTGTTCCTAATGATTTTAATGAAAAAATTACCGTTTATAATTCTGATATTTCCCCTGAAAATTTACCCGCTTTTTTTGTTTCAGTGATGGCTTCAAGAGGTTATGAAGTTAGTCCCGGTAATCCGGTGATTATTACCAAAAGTCACCAAGGCAATTATGGCATTTCTGCGTTGGATAAGGCGTTAGAGAATCCATTGCCGGAAGGGTCAAGCCTGAATTATTTGCCGGATTATCCCGAACCAAAACGGGACATTTTTTTACGCAAAAAACGCAAACCTATTCTTTTCATCATGTTCTGGTGAAAGATATTTTTTCCGTTATTGATATCTTTCTGAAATCGTCACCTTATTCAGGCGGCCAGGTGGCGATTGATGAGGGTAATAATCGTTTGATTGTGACGACAACGGTAGAGAATCATAAGCAGATACAATCTTTTGTGCCGTCTATTGATATACAACGAACGCAAGTGTTAATTGAAAGCATTATGTTTGAAACCACTGACGGCAGTAATTTTAATTTTTCTTTTGGCGTAGGGAAAAAATCAGGGTCAACGGTGGTAGGGGGCGTAAATACGACTACGCTTGGCGATATTTTGTCCAGTAGCGGTGGGTCATTTGGTATTTTTTCAGGCAATGTTTTAGGTTTGGCATTAACGGCGGTGCAAGGTGATAAGCACAGCAAGTTATTATCTGTGCCACGTATTTTGACTTTATCCGGTCAGAATGTGCCGATTGTGACGGGTAAAATTATTGGTCAGGGTGTTGATGTTAAAAATCCTTTTCAGACCATAGAGCGACGTGATGTAGGGATTTCGCTTGATGTCACACCGGTAGTGTTAAATGGTGACAGTGTCATGTTAACGGTGAAATCAAAAGCGGACAGTGTTTCAAATATTTCCAATGCAACGGATATTGTTTTTAATCAACGCTCAATTGATACGACGGTTCAGTTGAAAAATGGCGATACGTTGTTGATAGGGGGCTTAATCCAGCATAATGCGGTTAACTCCACTTCTTCGGTTCCTTGGCTGAATGGCATTGTGCAACTGCATAAAAAACGACATGTTTCGCGGGCAGGCGCGGCGGGGCTACCACTGCGATTTTTCAGTTTTTTTCGTTTTTTCTTGATTAATCAAAAAATATCATTAAGAAAGAAAAAGAGAGGGGCTATGATTAAGAAATCACCTGTTAGCTGGACGACCATCCAGCTAACAGGCTAA